ATCTCCTGTCCTATACTGGACATCAAGACACAGGACTGGGTACTGGATCACGATCACCAGACCGGAATGGTTCGAGGTGTAATCTCACGCCAGGCTAACAGTCTACTAGGCAAGGTGGAGAACTTTTACCTCAAGATGTGCAAGGGTGAGAAGGAAGATTTGCCAAATACTTTGGAGGCAATGGCTGCCTACCTGGAGCAAGAGACACTGGATGTCCTTCATCCTGTAGGACTTACACAACTTACAAGAAAGTTTGGAAATAGCAATAACGCGGAAGCTCAGGTTGAAATACTGAAAGATATCGGAGCAAGCACCGAAGAGATTGCAGCCTGCAAGAACGTTAAACAACGTAAGGAACTATTTAGAAATATAACTAAACGGAATCATCAATAAGCAATGCTTAAGCAATGCTATTGCATACGGTTAGGTTAAGTTAAGTTAAGTTTGTTTAAGTTGGGTTACATAAATAATGAAATAAATATGATAAAAATAGCTTGACAGCCGCCGAACAAGTAACAGAGTTAAAAGACCTAGGAGCAAGTGATGATGATCTTGCTTCTTGTAAAAATCAAAAGCAGCGCAAAGAGCTGTTCCGTAAACTAACCAAGAATAAATATGAGTAAAACAGAAACCAAGAAAGATAAGATGAACATACAACAGAAACTACAAGGTATCCAGACGGAGCTTAAAGCACCGAAAGGACAGACCAACAAATTCGGAGGGTATCGCTACCGCTCCTGTGAGGATATCCTTACTGCACTAAAGCCATTGTTAGCCCAGTATACTTGTACACTAGCCATCAGCGATGACATCGTCGAGGTAGGTGGTCGAGTATATGTAAAGGCTACAGCTACCCTGGCATCCACGTCGTGTGAAGATGATCTTGCTATCAGTGTAAGTGGATTCGCTCGTGAGGCTGAGACCAAGAAAGGTATGGACGATGCCCAGATCACTGGCTCCGCTTCATCCTATGCCAGAAAATATGCACTGAATGGACTCTTTGCTATTGACGACACCAAGGATCCGGACGCTACTAATGACCACGGAAAATCCGCACCACGTAAACAAGTAACCCAATTCTAATATGAACCTACATCACGAACTACTCGATCTTATCTCAACTATCCAAGTACTGGACAAGCACTACGATGAAACCTTTGCTGGCATCGAAGATGACCTGGCAGAACTTCGCCAACACAACCTTCACCTAGAGGAAAGAAACAAGATGCTATCCAAGAAGGTAAATGCTCTGATTGATTACCTTGAGGTAGAGATCAAATTTCCTGACACATCATTGAAGGCTGTAAAGCTGGACAAGGAAGTCAGCAATAATAACTAAACTAAAACCAATAACGAAAGTAATACTATGTCACAATACGATAACACTAACTCCGGTACATTCTTCGTCAATGACCGTAAAGAAAAACCAAATCACCCTGACTACAGCGGGAAGATTAATGTCGAGGGTAAGGAGTACTACCTCAAGGGCTGGAAGAAGACAGCCAAGAGCGGTACTAACTTCTTGTCCTTAGCGGTGAACCCAGTGGACGGTGCAGGATCTGCCCCCAAAGCTGCAAGTGCGCCAACCAATGACGAAGCCCCATTCTAAGTAATGCAATTCGACAAAGTCTGGTGGGATCAGTTCCGCCGTGATGAAGTAAATGCCATTCTAACAATGACTGCCAACAAGAACACGGATTACACAGGAGGCGAGAGCTGCGATAACCCCTTCGCAAACTTCGATGGCTCCTCCGAGTTCGGCGTTCATCCATTGACTGGTGTTTGCATCCGAATGCAGGACAAATTCCAGAGAGCGAAGGCTTTCTGTAACGACGGTCAGCTAAAGGTAGTTACCAATGGCGACCAATCCAAAGACATATTCCGTGACCTAATTGGCTACTCCTTGATAGCCATAGGGATGCTCGAAAGAGCAGAGACCGAGTAAGTCCTTGTGCTAAGATGCTTGCCCCTTACAATTCCGTAGGGGGCAAGTAACTCTTATGACTGATAATATAACCGAAACACACCGTAACGAAATGACTAAAATAAAAGAAGCAGCCGAAGTATCCCTCTCAATCTATAACTCAATTGATGGTTATAGAATCCCGGAAGGAAACCGTGTAGCCCATAAGTCCCTTGGACAAGTCCTTCGTTCTCTGGTAGAATTACTTGAAAATGAACGATCTGGATCTACAAATACACAATCAGCCACATAGTGCTGAAGCCGAGGAAAAACTAATCGCATCCTGCTTACTGCCAGGTGACACATCCATATACGATATGGTTCGTCCCCTGCTTGAGCCAGAGGATTTTTACTTATTACGCTTTAGATTACTTTACCAAACCATTGGTGACCTTGCACAGCTAAGTCAGCCAATTGATGAGGTATCAATCTCAGAGCACCTGAAGACCCTACAGGGGCTTGATGAGGTCGGGGGCATAGCAGGTATACTGTCAGTCACTGACAGCGTCTCCAGCACCACCTCAGCTAAGTTCTACGCCAAGACAGTAGCAGAGAAGGCAAGGCTTCGTGAGATTATGAAGTCCTGCCGACTCGCTGTTGAGGAGGTTGAGAATGAATCCAAGTCCTACGACGAGATTCGCAGCACCCTTGAGGCTCAGATAACCGAGCGTCCGCTCCTTACCCAAGGCAAGGCTGACATAGGTTTCTCCGCTGACGAGCTACTGGCTGACATCGCTAAGATGCAGGCTGGTGAGTACGAGGCTGACGTTGTTAAGACTCATACCAATAATCTGGACCGTGAGTTCGGCAACCGGGGCATCGCTGCTGGTGAGGTACTGACAGTGGCTGCACCTACCTCCTGTGGTAAGTCAGCACTTGCTATGTACATCGTCTCTCAGTCCGTTGTAAAGGATGGTCACGCCTGTGGGGTGTTCTCCTTGGAGATGCCACAGAAGCAACTCACAAAGCGACTGACGCAGGTTATCTCAGGTGTTAACCTACGTAGCGTTGAGGATCAGACAGCTAACCCACAGCAGGAGAAGCGAGTCTACGATACCATCAACCAACTGAAGTCCTTACCTATCTATACTTCGCACGCTGTTAAGAATGCTGATGATCTGTACAGTCAGACACGTCAGTTCGTACAGAAGCACGGAGTAAAGCTACTGGTGATTGATTACCTCCAGCTAATACCATTCTCATCCAGGATGGGCAAGGCTGAGGGCATCGCTAGTATCTCTCACAAGATTAAGCAGATGGCTATTGATCTCAATATAGCCGTGATCCTACTAGCACAAGTCAACCGAGAGGGAGCCAAGGCTGGCCGACTTAAGTTGTATGACCTAAAGGATTCCGGGGACATTGAGAATGATGCTGACATCGTTCTGCTTATGTATCCGTCAAGCGGTGATGTTGAGTCCTCAAAGGACGTAGACAGCCGAGGGGCGTTCACTCGCTTAACCTATGAGATCGCTAAGAACCGTGAAGGTGAACGTGATATTGGTGGGTTATTTAAATTCTATCACTGCACAGGGAGGTTCGGACAATGACGGAGGAAGAGGTAGCACAGTACATAATGGCAGCATATCCACGGATGCACAAGCTGACCAAAGCCGAGGACGAGTACAGTCCTTTTGATTACGAGAGCATTGATTATCTGGTTGAGATCAAGGTACGCCGGAAGGCATATGACCCCTGGATCATCGAGCAGTTAAAGGTTGATACCAATATCGGTATCGCTGAATCAGTAAAGAAGGACTTCGTTTATGTAAATGGATTCCAGCACCTACTGTACGCTTGGAATATATCTAAGCTAATTCGGAATGACTATGACTTCGGGTTCGAGGATCGTGAGATGCCTTGGACTACGGACTTCGATGCAGTACAAATAATAACTAAGCGCACTGGGTACTTGTACAACAGCAGCGCACTAATCATCAACACGGAGGAACTATGATAACTAAAGAAACATCAAAGGACATAACAGTAAACGGAGTAAGAGTAACCTGCTACTCAGATGGTAGTGTAGAGAGTCACGGCAAGTACCGCAAGCCTCGGTCATTTGGCTCGGCTGATCCGGGTCAGTATAATAAAAAGAATATAAATAACCGCCAGTACAAAGTTCACGATCTGATCGCAAGAGCCTTCCTGGGGAATAAGCCAAAGGGCTATGACGTTGATCACATCAACGGAGTCAGGTTTGACAATAGACCATCTAACCTGCGGTACGTGACACGATCCGAAAACCTAAGAGGATACCAGAAGGTTCGAGGTAAGTCCAAGTACAGAGGTGTAACAGCCCCAAATAATAATCCTAAGTTCATTGTGAACGTAGGTCTAGGTAAAGAGCATCAACACAAGCTCAAGTACTTGGGTTCATTTACTGACGAGAAGGAGGCAGCTATTGCTCGTGATACCTTCTGTTTCGAGGAACTAGGTTTTCCACTAGAAGGGTTAAATTTTCCTGAGTTATTTGTTGACAAGAAGGAGGATTCCGTACAGATTTCCAGTATGCAAAACACTGAAGAAAACATCGAGCGAGTTCAGACCCAGATTGATATGATTCGGCAGGAGTCCAGGCTTCTGTCATACCGTATTGATCGTATGACTGAACAGCGAAAGAGTCTTCAGGAAGAGAAGCGTAAACTTAAACATTTACTTTTGGTGGCTAGAAAGCCATAGTGTATAATACTGATCGAGGTAAGCTGTAGGAGTAATCCGCAGCGGGGCTTTTATGTTCGTCCTTTTTGATCCCTCGTTTCGTTACGGTAGCCCCGTCCTCTGTGTGTTGAGGGCGGGGCTTTTTGTTACCTGCTGAACGCGTCCCTGAAGGATTGCATATCAAGCATTAACTTCTGTACGCCACTGGTCAGAACCTTGCGGTCAATCTGTTCTTGAATGTATCTTGCGGCTTGTTCCCGCTCCATACCCTCGATACGCTTGACGAAGTATTCAGCACGTGCAGCCTTGGATAATCCTTTAACTCGACGATCAGCTGACGTAATACCAGCAGCATCATCCTTTATGAATCTTTCAACTCGACGTATCACGGACTCATTTACGTCCTGATCAACTGACATATCCTGAAGGATTCTAGCAATCTCTGGTCGGCTATCTGCCTCCTTAATTTTGTGTTTATACACATTAGCAATCCGACTAGCTTTAGCTGCCGTTGTCTTGTCCTGCTTCTGGATATTATCAAGGAGCTGCTGATCGCCTGTACGCATCTCGAATGCCTTGGCGTATGTCTCCCCATAGAATCTGCGCGCAATTGGCCAATCCGACCGACTGGTCTTTTCCCCGTTCCATAACTTCGAGGTGACGTTAAATATTCTCTTTACCGTTGTACCTGGACCGCCAGTATAGTTCTGGTACAAGTACAGCAAAGTCTCAGGTGACACCTCTTGCCCCATATCCTCTAGCTGTTCGGCTAGGTTCATTGCTAACTCGCCACCCTGTGTACGTGCCGTCCAAGGATGAATCTTCTCAACGGCTGAGATGTTTTCCTGTTCTAACCAGCTAGGCCTAATGTCCCTACCTAGACCATCCTTGTTTCGAGCTATATCGTGAAACGGTCTTAGCACAGTTGGTATAGGCGATCCACCCATAGGATTGTATGAATCAATTATATTCTTCGATAGGTCACTAGCCACCTTCTTTACGTCGATGTTCTCATTGTCACCAAACATAATCCGTTGACCGTAGTCAGCAGCTATCTTAAATGGAACCATCGAGTAACCAATAGGGATGGAGAAGTAATCCAAACTACCGTCGGGGTTCTTGCCA